AGCACCTACGCCGCCGTTGACGGGACCATTGATGGGCATTCCACCAGCTTGGAGTTTCGACCGGCCGCCACGCGCCAACCCGGCTCGGCCGCCGCTCTTGCGCGGCATGGGGCCGCCTGGGGCGCCAACACCCATCGGAGCCGCGGCCATTGGACCCATGCCACCCGGAGGAGGCCCTCCAGGCGGCGGTCCACCAGCTCCAGGCGGCGGCATCGGGGGCCGAGGAGGAGGCATCATCATAGGAGGACGCAAGGCGGGAGGTCCACCGCCACCCTGCGGAGCTATCACGATGTTGACCTTGTGACCGCCATCCTTGCCATGTCCGGAACGGCCGCGGCGCGGGCGATCGGCTCGCATCGGGGCCATCTCGCCAGTGGCAACGCCGCCATCAGCCAGCTTCAGCTTCGAGTGCCGGCCGCCATGCAGCTGGCTCTCATGTTCATGAATACCCTTCTCGACCATGCGTTTGTCGGATTCGTAATCCGAGGCTGGCTCACGGCCCAAGTGGCCGCCGACCCGATGGCCGGTCCGGGCGAGTAAGGCACGAGCCTTCTTCCGGCCGGCAGATTCGTGATGCATCATGGGGTTGATCCTTTCAGCCCGAAGCTCGAGCCATCGCCCGATAGATGGCCTTCAGAAACATGTCGAGATCGCAGGGGAAGTAATCGTGGAGATCGTCGAGTTGCCGCCGATGACGCCGGAAGGCGCGGCGGCCGGCGGTGAGCATTTGGTCGGTAACGCCCACCTGGCTCTGGCGACTGAGAAATACACCCTCAAAGATCTCGGCGGGCATCACACAGGCAAATGGGTCAAGGCCGTTGACCTTTGTTTCACGTGAAACTTCGGTAGTATCAGTGTGCGCGATTGCCAAGTGTGAATGTCCCATCTTGATGATGCTCGACCGAAGTTAACCAGCGGCGCTTGCCGTTTCGACATTCCCGCGGCCACCATGCAAAAGAGAAGAATCCGAAAGGCTCGCTCACATGCCTAAATTCTTCATCCCAATCAGGACATGGGCGGAAGCCGTCTTCATCGAAGAATGCCGGCTGCCCTTCTGCTTTCAGCTGCGCTAACCCCGTGTATCTGTCTTCCCATGCCCGCTCTGGGAGTTTGTGAGCAAGGCGGCCATACCTGCGAACAACTTTTACATTCCCAGCGAGACAAATCGGACACGAAAGTTGGACGGAGACTTCGGACATGCTCATGGGGCAACGATAGTCGGTTCGTTGGCCGTCGGCAACGCTCCTTCTTGGGCCGCATGCTGAGCATGCGCTTTGAGTGCTTCAACCTGGAGGCTCGTCTCGTTCCCGGCCGCGGCTTTCTGTAGATCGGCCGCCATCTGCTCCCGCTTCAGCTGGAGCTCGGCGGCACCCTGCTGAGCCTTCTGTAGATCTTCCTGCTGCTTCTGTTCCAGCTCGGCCTGTTTGGCGGCCACCTTCGGATCAGGGCCTGGCTGCGGTTGCTGCTCTGCCCGGATCACATATCTTTCAGCGGGTAAGCCGATCGCGTTAAAGACAAGTCTCAGCACCTCTTCGATGTCTACCTTGCCTTGGGCTTGAGGCATCCCCGAGACCATAAGCGCGACATTTGCGGACATTAGGCGATGAGCCTGAGACGGCACATTAGGATCGGTCGCTGGCGTGAGGTTCAGATCCATGAACTCGTCGGCCGTCTCCCACATTCGAGCCGTGTAGTCGCTCGCCTTGGGCCGCTCGCGCGTCAATACCCACAGGTCTTTTGGGTTCTCTGCGAACAACTCGCGAATCTTGCGCAACTCGGATTTCTGGGCGCGATGGTTGCCCTTGTGCACCGCCGCCATGACCTGGACTTGCTGCTCGACCATCGCGAGTACCGTCCCGACTGGGACGTTCGTGCGACCTTCGCCAACCTCGAGCTCGACCGTACCGCCGAGCCTCATCGCATCCTGCTTATGCAACTCCATCAGCTGGATGTAAGTCGGGTCGGCCGGCTTGTACGGCATCGGCATGAACAGCTTCGAGATGTCGACACCGGGGCCCATCGTGAAATCGACATCGACCCACTCACCGACACCGGGCGTACCCTCATTCGAAGAGGTGCGCGCGCCCTTCAGCTTGAAGCCGCCGGGGAACAGATTGAACATTCCGGCGCTGATCAGCAGCCGCAGCATAGTCCGCAGGTTCCGGGTCTGATTCCCGAGGAGTTGCATGAAGCCCCAATCGTAAAAGCCCATGCCCGGGATCAGGCCGAACTTCACGAACATATTCCGCTTGCGAAAGAATGGATCATCACGGCGCCAGTTTCGGCGCACCGCAAGGACATGCATTCCGGTGACGTCGGTCACGACCTTGTAGGGCAACGGCATGCCGTCGGGGACGGCTCGCTCGTATTTGCCGTTCAGATTATTTTGGCCTAGATCAAGGTCTTCGTCAGTTTCCCAGACAAGATAGTTCATGTCTTGCGGCCGCGAGCCGCCGAGCGTGATTCCTTCGGTTTCCTTGATCTTTCGCTGCGCCATCCCGCCAAGGCCGAAGTTCTGCGTCGGCGTCGGGAGTTTAACATCGGCATAGGCGCCGGCGATCTGCATGCGGAAGAGATCCGCCTTGGTCATCTGAATCTGGTGCGTCACCCGAATCGCGTTGTCGAGATTGACCGCCTGCTCGGAGACGATCAGATCCTCGGCATTGACTGATTCACTCACCGGTCGTCGCCGCACCGGACAACGGAACGCCTTCTTGTATCCCTGGCCACAGAAGGCCTGATGGATCAGCATCCGCGGTGTGTCGTCGTAGTATTCGGTCGCGACATCCGTCAGGTAGTAGTTCAGCGTGTCCTGGAAGTCCTTTGCCCGCATTTCCTCTTCATCGGGTTGGCGACCGATCGTCGCCACTTTTGCCGGACCGGACGCCGGTAGCAGTTCTGCCGAAGCGCCGGCGAAATACTTGACGATCGCCTCGATCAGTAGCGTGTGGTTGGCGCGGCTAGGCTCTCGAGTGCGGGCACGTCCCATGGCTTCGAGCTCTTCAATCTTGAGCCCGAGCAAGCCAAGAGCTTTCTCGTACTGGCTTTCCCATTCCGATCGGGAGGCTTGATCAGCGCGAACCCCCTCAACCGTCTCGGTGCCGATCCCCGTCAGATTGATGGTGTTATCGAGGGCGAGGTTGCGATCGAAATCGTCATCCTCGTCGCCGCGATGCGTATGCACCGCCGGCATGCCGACGTTAACCGAGCCGTCATCGAGCACCTGGGTAACGGTGCCGTCGGGGCGATGATCCTCGATGACGACATTCGGCGGCTCGCCCGAGCCCTGCCGCAGCTGTTGCCAATTATAAATAGTCGGCCGCGGCGGCGCCTCGCCGAGGTTCGCCATCGGGCGACCATCGTTCGGCTGAACCTCTGCCTGCGGCTGCGGTGGAAGAACAAGACCATCGGCCATGACGGCCGATGGTATTACAACTTTCTGACGTATTTATCCAGCGTCGGGTTGCTGGCCTTCTCGGCGGAGCATTCTTTTATACCGGATCAGCCTATTAAGGCTGCCGTTCCCGCCTTGAATAAACCGCGTGAAGTACGTGATCGCCGTGTGCCTCGTGGCTCGGGGATGGTCGAGACCTGGCGGCCGGGTCCCTCTATGGGCATTACGCTGATAGCGCATGTTCAACCTTTTAAGTTACGTACCCGGTCCGTCGCAGCAAGCGCGCGACGCTCGCGAGACGCAGAGCTCCCGCTTCGTACCAAGGCCGCGGCGGCACTTCTCCGGTTCTCATTCTTCGCCGCGGATGCTCGACGTGGGACATAAGACCATGCTCGTCATAAACCGTGACGACCGCGCTTTTGCGCAGGCCTTCGGGATCCGTCCGCAGGGCCAACAGTTGCGCCACGAGCGTATCCTCGCGCGGTGTGTTCGGGATATAGGCGCACCAATTCTCGATCTGCTTGTCGTTCTCCCAGACCCGAACCTGAAGATCGGCATAGCTGAGGACATAGGCACGATCGCCCTCATATGTTGTGATCGTGTGTTTCTCCTCGTATTCTTGGCGTTGCTCCGGCGTCAGAATACGCAGAAGCAGTTCGTGTGCCCGAGTATGGGCTTCTGGGTCATAGCCGCCAGGGCCCGCTACCGGGCCGGGGGGACCAACGGGACCAACGGGGCCTACATGGCCCTGCATTCTGGATAGTATCCGCCTCATTTCCTCAATCGTGAGGCCCGGTTGCGGAGGCTGGTCTGTCATGGCGCCGATAATCGATTATACCGGGATCGCTGGACTGGTTCGGTCAACGCTCTATCTATAGACCAGCACATAATATCCAGCCTGCCTTTGAGGGTTCTCCGATCTATGCCAGCAACGCGAGCCCACTCTGCTAAGGACAGCTCCCTGCCGTTGTAGCTAATTACACGAGTCTGCCTAGTGTTGTTTGCCTGTTCCTTTGCAGAGACCCATTTGCAATTGCTCGGCTCGTAGTTCCCATCATTATTCTTTCTTTCGAGACTCATGCCAAGCGGCTTTTCTCCCATATCCGCAAGGAAACAATTAAAATCATTCCAACGTGCGCATATGGATATACCGCGGCCTCCATAACTAGGCCACCATTTATGATTAGGATTCAGGCATCTCTGACGCATCGAATTCCAAGATCTATATGTCAGGGTGCGCGTAAATTTTCCTGCATGCCCATGTTTGAAATTCCGGGGGTTCCAATCGTGAACCGGCATCCATTTTCACCCGCCAACTTTTTGTGGGACAGAAAGGATCTCTTCGACATTCGGGTCGAACGCCTTCATGAGGCTGTCTGCCGTCATGGCCTTTGACATATCGTAGAGGTTCGCCCGGCGGGCGAGTTCCCCTTGGAATGCTTCCTCTGCCGTTTTGACCTCGATCTTGTTTTCGGGGTCCCATAAGGCGACCGGCCCGTGACCGCGGTGGTCCGTGCGATTAAGTACGTGCTTCTTTGCCATGATGTGTCCTTTCAGTTTATGGTTCCTCGCAACCACGCGAGGAACCCTTCGGCAAGTAAGGTCATCTGACCACCATCGGCTCCTGGACCTGACGCCTTAATCGCCAGATCAAGTGCCGAATATCTTGTCTGCCTCTCCGCCATCTCGCGCGCAACTCCTTGCTGCTGATGCAGATTGTTGGCGAAGACCTCGAGTTGCGTCAAGCGCTGCTGAAGGCGCGCAACATCTTCCGCAAGCCGATCGAGGCGCGAGCTTATATCTATAACCTGCGTCTGTTGATAGTCGACGCGGCCTACCAACGCCACGGTATCGATCGGCGGCTCGTGATTTGCCGCAACTATCTGGGGGCCATGGTAAGTTCCCGGATCCGGCCACCATTCTCCTTCTCCCGGCAACGGCGGATCGGACGGCGGTTTTGCGTCTTTGCTGTTTGCGCCGGCTTCAGGCGACGTCTCCGCGCCGGCGAGCCCCAAACGGTCACCGGCCTTTTTCTCGTGTCGTGTCTGCATGACTACCAAATCCTTAAAGGGTTGAAGAGGTGGATAATCCCCTAAAAGACGATCGAGCTCGCCTATCGCGGCGATCTCCTCATCCGTAATATTTATCATCCTAAGCTCCCTCATATAGCTCGACGACATTGTTGCGCCGCGACGCGCCAACTGAAGCCCGGCCGCGCTCCCGCATCTGCTCGCGCCGATGCTCATCCGGCAAATTCAGCAAGCCATTGTGCCTGAGGTAGAGCAGCGCTGACGTACATGTATCGGTTAAATCCGAGAACCTCGCCCTTGGTTGCGAGCAAACTTCCGAGATCACCGTCTCGGCCCACTTGGTGTTCGGGGCCCATATGAGATCGCTCGTGAATAAGGGCGTCGTCGCGTGCAATCGCGCTACCTTGTCGCCGCGCCCGGTCGGATCCCAGTATTCCAACCGATAGGGCCACTCCTGAACCTGTTTTTCGAGCTCCTGATAGAGGTCGACGCCGCGCGTCTTCTTCTCGATCAGGATCGAATCCGCGTTCATCTCCGTCGCGAGCTTATGGACGCGCTCGACCAATCCCATTTCCTTGCTCAACGGGTCAGTCCGCAGTTTCGGGCGCCCGCGCCAGGCATTTGTCAGCATCACTCGCGGCGACTCATCGCGGCCATGCCATATTCCCCACCCGGTAACGGCGCTCCACGAATTCTCTTCCTTGTCGCCATAGGAAGTGTCGACGCTAAGCATGCGGTTGCTAAATTGCGGCCATAGAATTTTGCGGCCGGCGAGCGCGCCGCAATTCGGACACGGGAACTCTTCATCATAGGCCGGGCCAGACCAACGACAGATGTCGCACCAACCGACCGTCGATTGCTCGGCCATTTCCGGAGAATCGTCAGGCCATAGCCGCCACCATAGACGCTGAATGATGCCGCCGCCACGCGGGGTCGGCCTTTGCTGCATCTGGCCGGCGTATGCATATTCTCCCAGGGTGCGCCGGTCCTCGTCGACCCTCCACTGCGGGAATTGCTGAGGCCATAGTAGCTCGCCCGGCTCGACACGAATGTCGGAGTACCATCGTGAATGGATATATCGGCGCGGATCGAACTCCATCGGCAAGCAGAGATGCTCGAAGCCGGCCTCACTATCCAAGATATGGCCAGAGACATCGTTCTCGTGTAGCCGCTGCATGACCACGACTGTCGCCGTCCTTGTCGGGATCGTGCGCCGCGTCGTGAGGCCTTCGGAAAACAGTCTGACAGTCCGCTCGCGCTCGATCTCGCTTTCCGCATTCTCTGTCGAGTGAGGGTCATCGACCAGGATCAAGTCGCCACCGCTACCGAGAATGGCGCCCGAAAGTGAGGTTGATATCCGATAACCGCTCGCCGAGTTCTGGATCTCTCCCAGCCCATCCTTGGTGATCTTCACGCGATCGCCCCAAAGTCCCTGGTACCATTGCCCCATAAGAAGCTGCCGCGCCAAGGCTGCCTGACGCGACGCCGGCGTCTCGCCGTAGGAAACGCACAGGAACCGAACCTGAGGCCCGGAAAGAAAGTCGATGTCAGGCTGTGCCCAGATGAACGCCTGAAACATGACGTTGACGAGAATTGTTTTGGTGCACCGCGGCGGGATGTTGATCAGCAGCTTCGGGATTTCTTCCCGCATTACCGCCTCGAGATGCTCGGCGATCGCCTCGTGGTGCCAATTCAGTGATAGGACCGCCGGATCAATCTGCGGCCAGGCAAGGCGCAGGAAATCAATCAGCCGATGCTCAGCTTCCCACTTTTCCATATGGCGAATCGCGAGCGCCGGATCCCCAATGCCGGAAAGAATGGTGGTTAGGGAAGAGGCAGCCATCCGCTCAACTCTCGCTCATCTAAACGAGTTCCCCATCATCGAGCGCACACCCATCATAGCCGAGCCGCCCGACATGCGAACCACCCCGGTCGCGTCTGTCGTCTCAGCATCCTCGAAACAGATACCATCCGGCCATTCGCGAAGCATGGTCTCCGGAAGCAAGCCCTCAGCATGCAATTCCTTAGCCTTCTTGCGGGTGGCAATCTCTTCCATAAGCCATTCGGCAGCCCGAGCCTTTTCTTTTCGTAACCCTG